ATTAAGAAGTAATGGCTAACGTCTTATTCATATCGGAAACATTCCTCAAGGACAACACTTTGCTCCATGAGAATATCGACTTCAAGTACTTGCGACCTGTGGTTTTGATGTGCCAAGATATCCACATCCAGCACAAAATCGGGACTACTCTTTACAACGAACTCAAGACACAGATAACCAACTCTACGCTAACGGCTGCGAATCTTACACTTTTGGAGGATTACATCCAGCCCGCTCTTTTGCATTGGGTTCAATCAGAAGCACCGACTGCCATTAGCTACAAGTTTCTCAACAAAGGGCTGCATCAACAAAGTTCTGAGAACAGTTCAAACGCTTCGCTTGATGAAATCAACTTTATTTCCAAGCGGTATAAGGATAAGGCAGAATGGTACACGGAAAGATTGGTTACTTTCTTACTGGAAAACGAATCCAATTACCCAGCTTACGCTAACCCTGACGATGGTCTTGATGTAATCCAGCCTGACACGAGAACCTACACAACAGGAATGTTCTTGGGGCGCAGACCGAAGTTCATCAGCTTAGAGGACAAATATGAGTACAAACGCAAGTAAGAGAAATCAAGCGAAGCTAAAAGCATATGTACACGCTCAACGAAATACTAACGATAATCGAAACACAAGCGAACGCTCACCTTCAGGTGAAGCAGTACGGTCAGGGGGACGTTTGGGAAATCAACCCAAAGGAACTTGACTACCTTGTTTTGTGGGCGATTGAGGAGAGCGTTGTATTATCTGAGCGGACATTGACCTACAACATCAGACTGTTGGCAATGGACAGGGTTCTTCCGGGTGAAGAGAACGAGCAAGAAGTAATGAGCGACACCATCCAAGTTTTACTTGACTTCGTGGCTTACTTTCGACAGTTGCACACAACAGATTTAAGCATACAGACGAGCGTAACGCTTGAGCCGTTTACCGAACGATTTGATGACAAGGTAAGCGGGCATTCTTGCGTTTTATCTATAACTCAACCATACGACTATAATAAGTGCCAAATACCTAACTCATGACAGAATCTCAAAAACTAATCGGAACACGCGGCTGCAAACTGCTAACGGGAACGGGAGCATTGACTGGCTTAAAAGGCTACGCATTCATCGCTCAAGAGGACACCGTTCTAACCACCTTTGAAGTGGATGGCGTTGATAGCCTTGCCGCCTTTGGACTTTCGGGTGCAACCTTAAAAGCTGGCGCGTACATCGTAGTTCCTTCGGGCGATGCGATTACTGCTATCACAATGTCAAGCGGAAGCGTTGTAATCTATAACCAATGATAGGCGTAGGCAAGATAGGGCTTGCCGCATCTCGCGGAGGTGGTGGCGGAGTACCCGTTAACCCTGACTTCGTATCAACATGGGACACGACAAAGGCGGGTAGTGCAAGTAATACCGTTGTTCTTCCACTCCTTAGTGGTGGAACTTACTCAGGAACAATTGATTGGGGAGATGGGTCTACATCTGCTTTAAGCTATGCCAACCGAACACATACATACGCTTCAGGCGGTGTCAAGCTGATAACCATATCTGGGCAAATAGATGGGTGGAGATTTGCAAATAGCGGTGATAAATTAAAGATAACCGATATATCCAATTGGGGAACGCTGAATATTACGACAGATAGGGCTTTTGATTACTGTTCGAACCTTACCATTACAGCCACAGACGCACCCATTATTACAACTACGTCCTTTTACAGTATGTTTAGAAATTGTGATGCTTTAACTACTGAGGATTTCAGTTCTTGGGACACCACAACCGTAACTAATATGTTAGAAGTTTTCTCGACATCCAATTCATTCAACGGTAATGTTAGCAATTGGGTACATTCAGGTGTTACTAATGTCGTTTCATTTTTTAATGGAACCAGCTTTAACAATAACAGCATTAGTTCTTGGGACGTAAGCGGTGTTACTAATTTTGGGCAGTCGATTGACGGTATGTTCAATAATAGTCCATTTAATAATGACAGTATAAATAATTGGACTATCAATACTTCTTCATCTGTTACAATGGGTGGAATGTTTAGAGGAACACCTTTCAATCAAGACATTTCTGGATGGGACGTTAGTAGAGTTACCAATATGCGGAATATGTTTCAATCGAACTCGGTATTTAACCAACCAATTGGTGCTTGGGATGTTTCTAATGTTACGCTTATGAACGATATGTTTTACAATAGCGATGCATTCAATCAGGATATAAGTTCTTGGGATATAAGTCAAGTTACGAGTTTCTCAAACTTTATGGTGCTTGCAACTGGCTTATCCACAGCTAACTACGATGCTTTGTTAATAGCATGGGATGCTCAAGGAGCAATGAGCTACTCGGGGACTGTGAATTTTGGCGGTAGTAAGTATACTGCTGGCGGAGCAGCAGAGGCAGCAAGAACAAGCCTTATCAGTAAATGGGGCGGAATTATAGATGGTGGAGCAGCTTAAAACAAGACAATGAACGAAATACGATTTCCAGAAGTACGAACCTACTACATCTGTTTCGACAATGAACGGACAGAAGTAAAATCATATGGGTGGGTAGAACCAAATCAAGTGTTTGAAACAATTTGGATATTTGATGAATTTACCGATGAAGAACAATGGATAGCCGAACTATTGGTTTGGGGCATCGTTCCTGACATTGATGAACAAGGCAACTTAGTGTTATAATGGATGCGATACTTGAGGCATTAGCATCGTACGGAATTGCGGGAATCTTCCTTGCTGTGTTGGTTTACTACCTTAACAAACTAACGGACATCCACCGAGATGAGCGCAAGGAGTGGCAAGAGGCTAACGACAAGCACGTTGAGAAGTTCGCAGATGTGATATCAGAGAACACGAAGGCGTTAGTTGAGATGAGGGGCGAACTAAAAGAGAACCGTTGCAAAATGTAAAATGGTGCGCTATTGCACCAAGAGAATGCGATTGTAAAAATGGAAACTGCGAAGAAAAAGAACCGAAGCGCGGCAAAGATAGCCGCAGAGGTAATCAAGGAATTTGAAGGGTACTCTTCAAAGCCTTATCTATGCCCGTCAGGCATTCCGACAATCGGCTACGGTAATACCATGTACAAGAATGGCGAACGCGTAACGATGGAAGACCCTGAGATAACCGAAGAGCAAGCTACGGAGATGCTGATGGACACCATTAAATCGGTCGAAAAGCAAGTTAAAAACGTGGTGGAGGTAAAGCTTCCAGCGCATAAGCTGGCGGCTCTCATTTCATTTACGTACAACGTAGGCATCGGGAACCTTTCAAACTCAACTTTATTAGCTTGGTTAAATTCAAACCCTGACTTTCCTCGTATTCCTGAGCAGTTCCGCAGATGGAACAAAGGGGGCGGCAAGGTTCTTAACGGGTTAATTAGAAGGCGAGAAGCGGAGGTCGCTCTATGGATTGGCGAGGGCATCTAATTACCGTTATTCTTGCGTTCATCTTGGGCGTTATCGTAGCTTGGCAAGGTTGCGGTTCAGAGCCGCAAACGGTAACCATTGAGAAGCCAGTTCCTCAAATCCAATACGTTGACCGATGGAAGGTCGACACGGTAAGGTTTGTCCGCAGAGAACTCATTACTCGTTATGATACTATCTACTCCGAAAAGATAGTAAGTCGTTTAGACACATTGTTATTGATAGATACGGTCAGCATAGTTCAAACGTGGCTAACTGAGGTGGCTAATTACGACACAACCATAAGTGATGTCCGGGTGAAGTGGTCGAATTATCAGAACAGAACCGAGAATCTGACCGTTCAGTACAAAAGAAAAGAGCAGAAGTTCAGCGTTGGACTTCATGGGTTGGTCGGAGTTCAAACTGATTTCATCCAAAACACAAAGCCGATGTTCGGTCTTGGTTTGCATGGGTCAATTAAAAAGACCTATCTTAGCGCAAACTACGGCTACAATGGTCAGCACTTCATAGGGGTTGGCGTTGGTCGGACAATCATAAGTAGATGAATTACTACTATTACCAAGATGAGGCAGTTCGCGCAGAGATAGACGAACTACTCCAGCAAAATGCCACAATCCAATCAAACTTAGGGACAGACTCCACAACCGAAGAGCGAGAAGAAGCCAAGCGGAAATGGATGGAACTGGCTAAACAGATTCGGGAAATAGACCCGAAATTCTACCGAGAACGCATAATGGCACAGCACAGATGAAATTGCTGAACTTTCAAATGCCGCCTGATGGTTTCAAGAGACTATTCTACGACATCGAAACCAGTCCGAACATCGGGTTCTTTTGGTCGTCAAGTTACAAGGCTAATATACCACACGACAACATCATAAAAGAAAGAGCAGTTATCTGCATCTGTTGGAAGTGGGAGGGTCAGGATGAGGTACATAGCGTTGAGTGGGATGAGGGTTGCGATAAGGCAGCCCTTAAGCGTTTTATGGAGGTTGCGTTAATGGCTGATGAATTGGTCGCTCACAACGGTGATAACTTCGACGAGAAGTGGATTCGAACGAGGTGCTTGATTCACGGCATTGAGATGCCGCCAAAGCTGAACAGCTACGACACATTAAAGAAGGCACGAACGCACTTCAGATTCAATTCAAATAGGTTGGACTATTTGGGAAATCTATTCTTCGGAGAAGGTAAGAACCCGATGGGATTCGGAGATTGGAAAGCTATCTGCCTTGATAACTGCTCGGAGGCGATGGACAAGATGGTAACCTATTGTAAACAGGACGTTAGACTTCTTGAAGATGTGTTTCATAAATTACAGCCATACGTTAACCATAACACACACGTAGGAGCGGCTACTGGCGGAGGTCGTTTCTCTTGCCCTAACTGCGGTTCGGAAAATGTAACACACCAGCGCAAGCGTTACACTATGACGGGCGTTCTTCGGCA